AGTACCTATTACGGACAATTCTACTACTGACCCTTCTAACGGTGTAAGTACACTAGCCAGCACTACTAAAAACGGCATATACAAATACACGGATAGCCCAGAGCGTTGGCTACAGTTTGACGAAGATGTAGACGTCGTACGTGGACCGATAGCCGGAGACACTAACGACACGATTTATTGGTCAGGTCAATCTTTTCCTAGAATGGCAAGAAGTGCTACTTTAATAGCTAGTGCTCCTTATCCAAATGGTTTTTATAGATTAGGTATACCCGCCCCAACTGCTGCACCTACTGTTGCTGTAACTGCCCCTACTACTATAAATGCTACAGTAACAACAATTAATGGTTCTGGAGTTCTTACAGTCACTACAGCAAGTAACCATGGGGTTGCGATAGACGACTACGTTACTTTAGCTGGGTTTGGCGCTGTAAGTGGTATAACAGCTGAAGAAATCAATGGTGATTATAAAATAGTAACAGTACCCTCTGCTACTACATTAACAGTCGAAACAAATGGTGCTGCAACAGCTGCTAGTACTTCTGGTAGTATAGCGGACGGAGCTTCTTTTAACGGTCCTTCGGACGCATTAGCTGACTACTCTACAAGTTATGTTTATACTTTTGTTTCTGCGTACGGAGAAGAAGGACCGCCTTCTGCAGCTTCTACTGTTATAACTACAGATGATAATCAAACTGTAGCTCTTACAAATTTACTAACTAGTAGTTCGAAATCTAATACTAACTTAGCTACAAAACGTATATACAGATCTAATACAGGGTCTAACACTACAGCTTTTCAGTTTGTCGCAGAAGTGACATTGGCTGCTACAAGCTATACAGATACAACTACTAATAACTTATTACAAGAAATAATACCGAGTACTTACAACATAGGACCACCAGATGATGATACTTCTTTATATCCAGATGGGCCACTACAAGGATTAACTGCTCTGCCTAACGGGGTGTTGGTCGGTTTTACAGGTAAACGTGTATGTTTTAGTGAGCCTTTTAAACCCCACGCTTGGCCTATTGTGTATAGACTTACAGTAGATGAAGATATAATAGGTATATCGGCTACTTCTAACGGTGTAATAGTTACAACCAAAGGCAGACCTTATTTAATTGCGGGAACTGACCCACAATCTATGTCTTCTATGCGTTTAGAAGCTCCTCATGCTTGTTTAAATAAAAATTCTATGGTTAATATGGGTGGTTATGTTGTTTATGCCGGTCCTGATGGGTTAGTTGCGGCTACAGGAACAGCAGAAACAGCAGTTATAACAGAAGAACAATTAACTCCTACCCAATGGCAAGCTAGTTATTACCCCAATACTATTAAAGGGTTTTTATGGGAAGGAAGATACGTTGGTTTTTACTCTACGGGCAGTGGGTATGGCGGCTTTATATTTGATCCAAGAGCTGGAACTAACAGTCTTGTAAACTTAGATGCCAGTGGACAAATACGCGGAGGGTTTACAGACCCGGACGACAGCCAGTTATATTTAATTATAAGCAACACGATTAAAAAATTTCAGGGTAGTAACACTGGGCTTACATATAATTGGAAGTCTAAAGAATTTGTGCCACCTAAGCCTACAAGCATGGGTTTTGCTAAAGTAGAAGCCGAAACTTACCCAGTAAGAATAAAAGTGTATGGAGACGGTTCGGTAATATATAACGCTGTTATTGCTACATCCGGCAGTGCTTATACTGTTACAGGCACTACGCCTAGTTTTAGTTCAACTTCTATAACAGAACCCGTTGTTAGATTGCCTGCTAGTGTACATACTTCTTTTGCTATAGAAGTAGAAGGCGCGACAGTTGTTAATGAAATATGTATAGGCGAATCTATAGATGAACTAAGGGCAATTTAATGGCTACCAAGGGCACTAAAGTACCAGCAATTAAAAACATACCTGCAAAAACGGACCCAGAACTACGAGCCACGCTTGACTCTATGAAAGAAGCTCAAGAAGTTAGGTTAGGTAGAAGAGGCGACCCAAGAGATAGAGCTATAACTTTAAGAGAGTTAATAGATAGCGGACTAGCTAAAGAATTAAACAGTAACCCTTTTGACCCTAACGCTGGTGTGCCAACACTAGACTTTATACCTAACGTACCCGGAGGCGATTTATCTATACCTCCCGCCCCAACAGGGCTAGAAGCTTCGGGTGCTTTTACAGAAATAATTGTTAGTTGGAATGACGCACAATATGGCAACCATGCATATACTGAAGTATGGCGTTCAAGAACAGACGAAATAGGTGGCGCTACTTTAGTTACAACTACTAATTCTTTTATTATTACTGACCCCGTAGGTTATAACCAAGAATATTATTATTGGGTAAGGTTTGTAAGTACTTCTAATGTTTCAGGGCCATTTAATAAAACTAACGGTGTTAAAGCTACAACCCTAGAAGACATAGCAGCTGTAATGGAACAGTTATCAGAAGAATTGTCTAATCTTCCTGGGTATACAGCCTTAACAACTTTAATTACTAACGGAGATGTGGCAACAGCGGCAACTGCAAACCTAGCAGCGAGAGTTATAAGATCAACATCAGCTCCAACAACAAGAGCTGACGGGTCTGCTTTGGTGCAAAGCGATGTTTGGATTGATACAGATGATAACAATCAGATGTATATAAGAAATGCTTCTAACAATGGTTGGGAAGAAGCTAGAGATGGAACTTTGGTGACTCTTGTAAATAGTATTAATACTCAACAAGGAACTAATACTACAAATATAGCCTCTGCAACGAGTGATATAATAACCTTAACAACTGCAAACTCTAGTAGGGCTTCTGAAATAACAGCTTTAGAAAGCACGATTAATAACTCCTCAACAGGATTAGCTGCAGCCCACTCAGCAATATCTACAGAAACCACAACCAGAGCAACAGCAGATACAGCCTTGGCTACTGACATAACTAATTTAACGTCTACCGTTGGCACAAATACTTCTGCTATAGCTACTGAAGCTACAACAAGAGCTAATGCGGATACCGCTCTTTCTACATTAATAACTAATTTAACTTCTACAGTAAGCGGAAATACTTCTGCTATATCTACAGAGGCTACAACAAGAGCTAATGCAGATAGCGCCCTTTCTACATTAATAACTAACTTAACTTCTACTGTTAGTGGAAACACATCTGCTATATCTACAGAGGCGACTACTAGGGCAAACGCGGATAGTGCAAACGCAACATCTATAAGCAACCTTAGTTCAACAGTAGGTACCACTAATTCTAATGTATCTACACTACAAACATCTGTATCTAACCTAGAAGGGGATGCAGACGCAATGTTTGTTATACAAGTTGCTACAGAATCTAATGGCAGTAAGTCAGCAGCAGGGATGGTTATTGGATCTAACGCAAGTAGCGGTAGTGGTGCACAATCTTATGTACAGTTTCAAGCTGATAAGTTTGCAATATGGAGTGGTTCAAGTAGTACAGCGCCCTTTATTGTAAGTGGTGGAGTTGTTTACATAGATGACGCACGTATTAAAGATGGCGCCATAACAAATGCACGTATACTCAATGGAACTATACAAAGTGCAAAAATAGGTGACGGTCAAATAGTTACAGCTAAGATAGGAGACGCGCAAATAACTACGGCTAAAATAGCTAATCTACAAGTTACAAACGCATTAATAGCAGACGCTACAATTGACACTGCAAAAATAGCTAACCTAAACGCAGAGAAAATTAATGCAGGCCTAATCAATTCAGCTAGAATAAATGTTGATACACTTAACGTAAAACATTTTGATAACGTAAGTACAGATATAAAAAGTCACAGGTCTGATGGGGCTTTTGTACCTTTAGGCGTTGAAGCTAGCGTACAATCTTGGTCAGGTACTTACCCCGGGCAAGGTATTGTTAGTTCGGAATCTAGTTCAATAGTTAATATATCTTGCCAAACTGCTAATATAAGAAACAACGCTAAATACAGAATAGTTTATTCTGCAGTTCTAGGGGATGTAAGAAATGGCACTATTCAGTATAGTTTTGATAATAGCAATTTTGTATCTTTAAGTCCTAAAGTAAATGCAAATGCGGGTACTTATAGAACATATGTATTCCTATGGGACGGACAAATAACAGGTATGAGCTCTTCGCAAAGCACGGTGTATTGGAGAATTAATTGGAATGTAAGTGGCGGACAAGTAAACTCTACGTACCAAGCTTTGTACGTAACCATGGATAATACGCAATAATGAACTATACAATATACACAACTTCTTCTGGCGTAGTCATAAGCACGGGTTCTTCTAATGTAACCGACATAGCAGATATAGCAGTTGCAAGTGGACAAACGGCTGTAGAAGGAACTTATGCTCCTGGGCAGTATAAATTTGTGGATGGCACAGCAACTGCAATAGATGAAGACCCTTTAGATTATGTAAGGTCGCACAGAACCTACTTACTTAAAGAGTCAGATTGGACACAGGTTGCAGACTCTCCTTTAACAGATGCTAAAAAAGCAGAGTGGGCTACGTACAGACAAGCACTTAGAGACTTACCAGCAGCTGACCCAATTAGTTGGCCATCTGCTCCATAATAAGGTACTATTATATTATTATGAAATGCAATAAAGGAATAAACGCTATGCCAAATAAAAAGAAAATGCCTGCAAACCCGTATGGTAAAAAGAAAAAGAAAAAGCCAGCTAAAAATAAATCTACGTACTAAGACGTGGGTACTAGAGTTAAAGGAGAATCTACGCCTGTAGTTATTAATGATACAGTTTTTGTAGACATACAAATGGAAAAAGTAGGCACTCCAAACAGTGCTAACGACAACCCTGCCCCAGAGGTTATACCAAATGCCCAGAGCCAAGACTAAAAGAAAACCTTACAGAAAAAAAGCCCTTACAAAACGACAAGAGGCTTCTTTAAAACGACACGGAAAACATCATTCGGAAGCGCATATGAAATTTATGAAACGTAAAATGATGGCTGGTTCAACAATGAGGGCTGCACACAAGCAGGCAATGGCAAAAAAAGGGAAGTAGATAAACAGTTTTGAGCAAAATACTAATAGGAGTTATAGTAATGTTAGGTTTATCAACCTTTTTACTATGGAATCAAAACTCCAAACTTACTGCATTAAATCAAGCATTTGAACTAAGAGATGCAGAACAGAAGTTAGCCATAGAAAGTCTTCAATCTGATTTTGCTTTACAAACAGAAGGCTTATTAGAAATACAAGCACGTAACCAAGAAATACAACAAG